AGTCAAACGGTTAGTGTTCTCATAGATGAGAGAGGTTTGAAGGATGGGGTCAGCAGCACCGTCGGGCCAGAACAAAACAACGGGAACTTGGTTAGAAAGAGTGACAGTAGGAGAAGAAGTAGAGTAGACAGACCATTCAGCCTTGCAAGTAGTGTTGCGTACGGCGAAGAATAGAACTCTGATAGCATGAGAAAATCTAATGTCAAAGCTTTGAGAAACGGAAGTTCCAGGAGTGAAGGAGGAACGTGGGGCAGTTTGCACTTGTTCGATCAAAATGTCGCGTGGTGCACAGGCCATACGCTTACGTTCATCATTAGATACGATAGCGTAGTTAGCCCAAACAGCGGCACTTAGAGAAGGAGCAGTTCCAGTGGTCAAATCAGAAGCTTGTGCAGCGACACTGTTGGTTTGTTCATCATCGAAACTGAGAATCAACAATTCAGAAAAGTCTCTGAAAGTAAAGTTAATTCTCATTTCGTTGTAGGGAAGAGCAGCAGTAGGAAGTGCTACACCACTATCTCTTCCATAAAAGAAGGGAAGAGGAAGATTAAGAGTGTAAGAAGGAATTGGAACGCCTGCACCATGAGGGTCAGTCAAATCACTTACGTTACCGATCATATTGTCATATCCATTACGCTTGCTGGCAGGAACAGTAAATGCAGCCCAGAAATCAAGGTGGTAGTTATCGAATCTGGCAGCGACCAAATCGTTGAAGGTGATATTACATTCCTTGATGATGTTGTGCATAAAGTTTCTAGTCCATCTGAGACTCTTAGTAACTCCAACATTGGAGGTAATAGAAGCAGCAGAAGACAAGGTGACAGTAGGAGTAGTCAAACGAAGCCAGGTTTGAAGTAAATAATCTCCAGCACGTGAGATACTTACTGACCAGTCAGCGTTAAAGGCGGGAGTTCCAGATGCCTTTGACAAGATAACTGGGACTTGTGTAAACCAGGTTGACTTACGGGTCTCACGAACGAAGTATGCGGTGCTATCGGGACCACCATACATATATTTTTCAATCTCATCGAAAGTAGCTAAATCGATGAATCCAGAGGTTACATTAGAGGATGCAGACATTTTTTTTATTACAATCAAGATAATAAAAAATCAAAAAAAAAAATTATAAGTATGAAATTTTATATTTTGACAATATAATTATGTATTTTTTTTAATAATTTTATGTTTAATGAACTTACCAGCCTATTTCAAGCTTTCCAAATAACTTTCATAATAGTTAAGCTCTAAAACAACTTGTTACAAATATTTTATTAGGTTGTTTAGGTGTGCGTTTTCCGATCATTGTTATTTTTTTTGAAATATGCATTTTGAAAAGTGTGTTTCCTCCGACTGGTGGGAAACCTCTTGGTTAGGTTAAAGAAATTGCGCTACCCCACTTGGGGAGCGCAAAAAAATGAAGGATAATTCTTAATTTGAAATTTTTAGAAATATTTGTTAATTTTAGAAAATATTACTGAAAAATGTCCTTATTATTAAGGTCATCTTAATGAATATTATATCTGAAGCTGTGGTATATAAAATAATAATGCGTTCAAATAAACCTATCGCACTTCAGAAGGGTGTTAATAACTTTAACCCCCTTTGATAATAAGCTCAAATAACGGGTAAGAAGGTGTTTATTTTACAAACCCATTTGTTTTTTTAATATCCTATTTAAAGATTTGTTTTTATAAATAAAAAATGGAATTAATAAATGAAATTGATGAAACAATCTGTTTTAATGAAAATAATATTCGTGTTATTGGAACATTTCAAGAACCTTGGTTTGTAGCTAAAGATGTTTGTAATATTTTAGAATTAAAGGATGTGAGTAATGCATTATTAAATATTTCTGAAAAATGGAAGGGTACGAAAGTTATTCGTACCCTTGGAGGTAAGCAGGATATGCGTATAATTAATGAAGCAGGATTGTATAAACTAATTATGAGGTCAAATAAACCTATCGCACAAAAATTCCAAGAAGTGGTTTGTGAAGAAATTTTACCTAATTTGAGAAAAAAAGGTGAATATAAGATTCAAAGTATTATAGATAAAAACAAAGAACTTGAAGAAGAAAATAAAAGACTTATTCAAGAAAAAGAAAATGAAATTAAAAAAATTGAAGAAGAATCTGAATTAAAACTTCTTGAAAATAATGAAGAGAATCGTCTTAAAATTTGCGAAGCTTTAGTGTTAAGTTATGATAATAAAAATGTTGTTTATTTAGGCTTTATAGGTATAATAAATGGAAAAATAACATATAAATTCGGATACAGCTCTAAAATTTTGAGAAGAATCCGTAAAGAACATAAAAAAACTTACGAAATATTTGAATTAGTACATTGCGTGGAATGCGACCAACATGTAAAACTTGAACAAGCAATAAAAACAAATGATAAATCCAAAAAATACATTTTTTCACATCCATTTAAAGTAGGTGGCGCAAAAGACATTACAAATGTAACAGAACTTATCTATTTCGATGATAGTTTTACTTTAGAAAGTTTTAAAAAACTTCTTACAAAACTAAAAAATAATATTGAAATGGTTGACGAACTTAGAATCCATTTAGAAAAAACTGAACATTTGAAACTTGAATTAAGTATTAAAAAAGAAGAAGAAGAAACTAAAAGAATTGCAAAAGAACTTGAAGAACAAACAAAACAAAAGCAACTTGAACTAGAAATATTGAAACTGAAACTTGAACATCATGAAAAAATTCGTGAAATAAATGATGAACATAAAAACGAAGAAATAAAAAGATTTCAAGAAGAAATAGAAACTAAAACAGAATTAGAGAGAGAAATGAATAGACATGTTCAAGAAAATAATGATGTTGTTTTTGAAAAAAGAATTGAGAATAAAGTGGTTGATACAATAGATATAAATACATTTTCTAATATGTTCCAACCAATTCCAGTTTTATATAAAGATCGAGAGACATTCTTATATGTTGCTATAATCAATGATGAACTGTATATCAATCTAAATTCTATTTCTGTAAAATCGTATCCTATGGAAAGATGGAAACGTAGTGCTGAAATTCAAAAAAAAATTCTAGAATACAATTTTAAATTACAATTACAAGATAAGAAAATGTTATCTATATATTCACACAAAAATAAAGGTACGTGGGTATTGTTTACTTTTTTTTGTAGAAATTATTTTAATTGGTATGGTTCTGTTTATAATAAAATAAATAATAAAACTGATTATTTAAGTTTTGGAACATTCTTAGAAATTCAACTACCTAAATTGATTGAAACATATAATTTGGCTACTGACAAACACTTTATGTATGTAAAAAGAGAAAATTCAATGTTTAAAATTCGTTCTAATCGAGATAATAATTTTATAAATGTAACTGATTTATTTAATCTTAATGATCGTGATATACGAAGTTTTAATAAAAGTTCAGAAAAAAATAATTATTTTTTGACAAATCCAGTGGAGCATTATTTAAACGGTAATGAAATTACAGATGAGTTTGGAATGAAAGTAACTTATTGTCATCCAAAATTAGCTACTATTATAGTTGATTGGTTATATAAAAAAAAAGATGATATGATTGAAGAAAAACAACAGCTCATCAATTTCATAAACTACTTTGCAGATAAAGTATAATTTTTTTAATACAGAAATAATGTATTAAAAAATAGATATAAATGGTTTGCGAACTAAATATTAAAGCTCTACATGAATACCGGACGGAACACAATTTTTAACATTGTTTTAAGAAATGACATTAATAATAAAACATAATAATTAATTTGAAATATGATGACATCCACTTTAAATATAGTTAATTTAATTGAAAAAAGTGCTATGACGCGACTTTCGAATAATTATGAAAATAAATTACTTATGAAAATTAAAGAAAATTTTAGTGAAAACCAACAACAAATATTCGTATCTATTTTCTACACTTTTTTAAATTATGATTCCAAAAAAGATTTTGTGGTTGATTTTGATAATGTTTGGAAATGGTTAGGATTTTCAAGAAAAGATAACGCTAAAACAGTCTTAAATAAATATTTTATAGAAGAGGTTGATTACAAGGTTGAAAAAGCTTCTACCGCAACTTTGGGAGCAGCTTTTTTAGAAAAAAAATTAGGAGGAGCTGGACTAAATAAAGAAAAAATAATGCTAAATATAAATTCATTTAAAAAATTTTATTTAAAGGCATGCACAAAAAAAGCCGATGAAGTGCATGATTATTATATTAAACTTGAAGAGCTTTTACAAGAAACTATAAATGAAGAAACTAATGAACTTAGAGAACAACTTGTGATAAAAGATGAAGAAAAAAAGTGTGTTGAAAATCATCTTGTAATTCTACATGAAAAACATATAAAATTAACTGATAATCACAATCGACTTATAAATAGAAGAGAAAAACACAAGCTCAAAAAAGGAAAATGTTTATATATTATTCGAGATTTAGACAAACCAGTCGTAAATGAAATATCTGACTATATTTTCGGAATAACAAAACATCTTTCAGATAGAGAACAAACTTACTACTCATATTTAGATCCAGTATTTGAATATGTAATGTTTACAAACGATAATAAATTTCTTGAAAATTGTATCAAGAAAAAATATAAAAGTCTACTTAGGAATAATGAAAGAATTAAACAAATAAATATCAATGATATGATAAGTTTTATAGAAGACATAGCTACTAGAATGAATATAGATTTCACATCTCATAGAAACATTGAAGATTTATATGTAAATGACGATGAGGCAGATGAAATTGAAGAAGATGATGATGATGAGGATCTCGATGAATCAGAAAACGAATCCGAAGTCGAGTGTGATTTAGAAAATTCACGAAAATGCACGAAGTGTAAAAAAAGTCGTGACATTTCATGTTTTACTAAAGATAGAACTAAAAAAAGTGGATATCATGGTAGTTGTAAAGTATGTCAAAAAGAAAACAAAATTGAATACTTGAAAAGAAAAAGAATGGAATTTGTTGCACTAAAAGAAAAAAAATGTTCGATTTGTGAAACAGTAAAAGATATTTCTCAATTCTCAAAACATTTATACAATAAGGATGGTTATGTAAACAACTGTTATGAATGCATCCGTAGTATTACAAATAATTCAAGAAATGTTGATAAAGACACGGGTATTAGATATAAATGTAATAAGTGTAATAAAGATTATTCTAGAAAAGATTCATTATTAAAACATGTCAAGACAGATGCATGTTCAAAAAAAGAATAAAATAACATCATCTTACAATCTAAAAAAAATATTTTTTATTATATTTATTATATAATAAAATAATACGTAAAAGAAAATGAAAAAATCTCCTAAGAAATCGTCTCCAAAAAAAAAGAAAATGGTTTTTTCTCATGAAGATTATAATAGTAATGATGGTATGTTGACATCAGTCTGGGGTCCAATTTTCTGGTTTTTTCTTCATACGATGAGTTTCAATTACCCAACAAAACCAACAGCTGATACAAAAAAATATTACAAAGATTTCATTTTAAGTTTAAAAAATATTTTACCATGTCGACATTGTCGAGATAATTTATCTGAAAATTTTAAAAAATTACCAATAACAACGAAAGATATGAAAAATCGAGAAACATTTTCAAGATATGTTTATAATTTACATGAACTAATCAATAAAATGTTAAATAAGAAATCTAATTTAACATACGAAGAAGTAAGAGATAGGTTTGAAATATTTCGTTCGAAATGTATAATTGATAAAAAATCATGTAAAAAGAAATCATCAAAGAAAAAGCATTCTGGTTGTGTAAATCCATACTATGGAAAAAAATCTAAATGTGTTTTGAAAATAATACCACATGACAAAAAAGAAGAAACTATTCAAATACATAAAAGTTGTAAATTGAAAAAATCAAAAATTGCACAAGAATTATAACTACATTACAACATAATCAAAATCTATATCGTCTTTAGCTAATCTTTTGAACATTTCTTTGGATTCAGGATTCCAACTATTTCCGTATAAAAATTCAAATTTATATTCTGTTTTAGATAATAATGCGCTGTAAGCATCATCAATTAACGTCAAATATAATTCTTTACCATATTTTTCATTAACAAATATAATTTCAATAAATTTTACAAATGAATTTTGTTCGGGAATAAATTCAAAAATTCTTACCCCAGTTGGTTTCATAAATATATATACTTTATTTATATATATATTTCTAATATATAAATCATTTTTTAAATATTTAGTTATGTTTTTTTCAAAAAATATAGAATATATCTATCAAAGTGAAAACATTTTATTTTATATTCTAATGTTGTATTTTCTTTTAATTTTCTCAACATTTGAAATTCCGTATAATGAATTTAAATAATCAATCATTTTTTGCTTACGTTGAATGCTTAAATCTTCACTTTTTTTTCTTAAGATTTTTTCTTTTTCTATTAATACTTGGGATTCGATTTCAAACCAACATTTAATTTTTTCTAAATCTAATTTTATTTTTTCTTCTGTATTTTTTTCGTTATTCATTTTATCAACTATATATTTGCGAATATTATCATCGTCATCAAAATCAAAGATTTTTTCATTGAAAATACTCATTCGTTTACTTATTGGATAAAAATATTTTTTTTTAAGTCAATTTTTCAGTTTTTATTTTTCCCGAAATTCATGATATGGAATATCAGTAATTTTAAAAATTTTATATATTTCATCGTCTCTTCTATCTATTAAATATATATCTTCATTGTGTGAAATAACATATAATTCTTCTTTTATTTTATTATCTATTCCCTCTTTTGTTAAATATATACGTATATAATCTTTGACATAATCGTCCTTAATGTCATTATATTTTAAATCTTCTTTTACTTCTATTTGATTATCACAAAACAAATCTTCTTCTTCTTTTCCACTATCAATTTTTTTTATTTTTCTTTCTGATTATCTGTTTTCTTTTACTTCTACTTTTCTTTCTTATTTTTTTTTTACTTCTACTTTTCATAGTAACCATTTTTATTAAAATAATACATATTAAATTTTTTTATTATAATTAAAAATATAATAAAAAATAATAGCGGTGATGTTAATTTATTGACAAATATTAGTAACAACATGAAAACATGTTGCGTCAATTTCATTACACTCATAATCCATACCTGATGGACATGGTGCATAACAATTTACAGTTTCATAAGATTTTCCGCAAAAATTTGATAATGGATCACTTGGATAATCATCTGGATTTGGAGGCATTGTATTACCTTGAGATGATGTTGGTAAATTAACTTCAGTAGAAGTGGATGGTTGCACGGTTGAAGTAGATGATGATGGTAATGATGTCGTTGTTGTTGTTAAAACTAGTGAATTACTTATAATATTTTCAATATTTTTTATTTTGTTTACTTTGGCAATTTTTGATGCATAGACACCATTATCAGGATTTCCATTTTGGTCAATCTTGCGAAATTGTGAAACATCATTCATTGTTAGAATTGTAGATTTAATCATTCCAGGTTGATAAATAAAACCTTTTGTCTCAGCATTTTTAAAATCATTTTGCATTTCATTCAAAGCGGAAACGTAAATTTGTACAGTTCTACTATTATTCGGTATTAAATTTTTAACATTATTTTTTAAATTATTTCTAATGTTATTTGCTAAATTATCATCTGGAATTTCAAATGATGGAATATAAGTTTTTTGTTCAATACGTTTTGTATTAACAGATCCGGTTTCTGAACATCTAAAACAGTTAGCTAGTTGTTGGTTACCAATTTTATCAGCTCTTTTGAAATTATTTTTAATCATATTAAATATATCATTAGCAGATTGTTCATATTTTTCAACAACATTATTAACCTTATTTATAAGTTGTTGAATAAATTCCTTTTCATCATTAGTCAAAATTGATTTACCAAGCTCTCCACCATTTGCTGCTGTCATACGTAAAATCGTTGCAGCTTGAAGATTTTTACTAATTGATTCATGTTGTTGTCCACTATAAGGTGAATAATTACTATTTTGGTATGCATGATTAAATTGATCTGAAACGAGACGTGCAAATCTTGGAATTGCTGATTGAATATTAGAATTTGGATCATTTGTTGGTGTACAAGTTTCGTGAGTCAAATAATTTAAATTTAATAAAGGATCAAAAGTTGCTGGTTGAATTTGAGATGTCGTATTATTATAATTTTTAACTGGATTGTCACAAGTAATTATGATAGGAGTTCCAATTGCGTATGTTCTAGGTTCTACCGAATGAGCGTATATTTGTAAAATACAATCTCCAATATTATTACAACCTGTAAATCCAGGTACTTTATTAGAAAGTTCATTAAAATCTGAAGGAATTACAAATGATAGCATATTATCTTGATAACCTTCAGCACAACAAGATGGCTTTTTTATAGGAACGACAATATTATCACCTAAATTACTTTGAATCCAAATATTTATTTCACATTCAGAAGAATGAGGATTATTCCAGCGAAGTGGAATAAAATTTTGTTGTCCAATCGTAGTATTTATTAAATTATTTCCAACAACTGAAGATTCAAAAGTTCTAAAAGGAAGCATATCTCGACCAATTTCAACTTGGAAATTTCTATTATCTTGTTCATTATCAATATTTGAACGTAAAAAATTATCAAAATTGTTTTCTCTTTGATTTTTTAATCCAGCGTAATTAAAATCGCTTGGTTCCATGTAAAAAGCGATAGATTGATCAATGAAAGGTATTGAATTTTTACCATTTTCAACTTTGAAATTCTTTTTAGGACTTGATGCCATTCTTAAATCAGCAAAAACATTACAAATGAATAGAATCGATAATATTGATTTGATGACGTACATTATATATATTTTATTAAATAATATATAATATTTTATTTTTTAAAATAATATTATTTTTTTTTAAATGATTTAAAGACATGACTTTTCTATATTAAGATTATGCCTCAACAAAGAAAAGATTATTTAAGACATTATCCTATCGATTGGCCAGTTTTTAGTACTAAATTTTTCAAAAAAGACAATGATGGATGGTGGAACCCAATCGAGAAGAAGAAGAAAAATAATGAAAAACAAAGTTTATTTTTATCTTCTAATTTAGATAACTTTCAAAATCAACAAAGTTTATTGTTATCTTCTAATTTAGATAACGTTCAAGTAGTTAATTAAAGTTTAGATCAATTTTTATAAAATATTTTTTTATAAAAACTGTTTATTGTCGTCATTAATGATGAATTTCCTGCCAGCAAATTGCTGCTACTACATTTGGAGTTGCGCTACCAAAAGACTGGGCTGTTATCATAATAATATCTGAATTATTATCAATATCAGATGTTATTTGAAAAATATTACTAAAAATATCTGATAAATTAGTAGATAAAATATTACCTTTACCCCCATAAACATATCCTTGAGAAACAATAATAGAACTTGTTAATGTAACTCCAGTTGGTCCATTTGCATATCTAATTAAGCTATTATTATTTACATTAGTCCATGTAAATGTACCAGGATCTGTTGCGGGTGATCTAAATAGTCTTATTCTATATAAAATGAGAGTATTATTTTGAGTATCTAATATTGAAATTTCAGTAGGAATTATATTTTGATGATAATACGTTGTTATTCCTTTAATTGCTAGTAATGGAGTTTCAATACTACTTATAGCAATAGAATTTATACCGTTACTAGCAGAAAATGGTATTCCGACTGGATTATACCCGCCTTCTGAAATAACTGTAGAACAAATTTGAATCAATGAACCTGATCCGCCGGTACTACTTATTTCAAAACGTATAGGTAAATTTGGTGATGTCATATACGGAGAGGTTAATGTATTAATATTAGCAATTTCATGACAATAGTTTATTTTACCATTTCCATAAAATCCAAATCTTATTTTACCAACACCTAACCATTCAAAATCTATAGCAAAAAGCTGTGTTTTGGTAACATTTAGATTTAGACCACTTATTCCATAACCATTCATTTTATCAATATTCCAATTTGATTGATTATATGATGTGTTTGAGCCATTATTTCTAAGAACTACATTTAAGATATTATTAGAATATTCAAAATATAAACCATTATCTGAATCAAAAAATCCAATTTTAGTAGAAACTGTTGATGCATTACTTCCAGCATTAATAACTCCTGAAGCTAAAAACAAAAGTGACTTTCCAGGTTGGTAAATACAATATTTACGTGACTGATTTATATAATAATCACCGTTAGTTGATACTGACATTACACACTTAGAATTTTGATATGTAGCTGTAGCTGAACCTGAACTTTTACTACTAATAGTTAAATAATCACTTAAGTACTGTGATGTTCCACTACCAATAGATTCGGATGGAAATTTTATATCTAATAAAGTAAAAGGTTGAGTAACTCTTAATTTTCCAAAGGCATCCACTGAATGATCGCTTTCAGTATCATTATTTAAAAAATTATTAGAAATTAGATTCGAAACATTTTCAGAAGAAAGACGAAGATTTAGTGAAAAAGATGTCTGATTTGAAGTTGATGAGTTAGTAAACTTAATTTTATAAAATTTTTTTATTATTTCTAAGTTATTAATATATTGCTGATTAGCATAATAAGTATAATTATAAGTAAAAGATACATTTGTACCATCATCTGAAAAATACAAATCTACACTTCCATCTCTATCAGAAAAAATTGTAATAATTAAAGAATTATAACCAGTAGTTTCTGTATAAATACCTGAGAAATTTTGCCCACTATTTAATGTTACAACAGATGAGTTATTGCTATCCATTCTTGATAAAACACTCGGAATAAAAGTCATAATATTATTTCCTTTTTTATAACTTATTATTATTTTTTTTATTTTTTTTTTAATTTTTTAACTATTTGCTATTTCCACCTACATTTGCATTTGAAATTATTTGAACCGAACTATAACTAATATTTAATAGTAAACTAGTATCGCCATTGATAACGTCAGGACCTTGTGTACTAAGAGTTAAATTGTTTGATATTAAATTACCAGAAACATCTGAGAATATATGAGACCTTTTATTATTACTTAAAGTGCTTATTAAAGGTAATGTTATATTCATTGAATTTGATGATGTGTCTATTTGATACACATCATAATCTCCAACTTGAGAATAAAGATTTGTATAAGTTGGTGAGGTTAATATAGGTGAAACTGTATAACTTCTATGGATATCAGATCCAGTTGGTCCTGTATAGCCAATAGGTCCAGTTGGTCCTGTATTTGAAGAAATACCGCTTGGTCCAGTTGGTCCTGTGTATCCAATAGGTCCAGTTGGTCCTGTATAGCCAGTAATCGAACAATCTGAACATCCAGTAAACAAATATAATATATCTCTCAAATTTTTATCTCTATGAATATCAACAACTTTAAATCCATTATAAACTTTAGTTATATTTTTAAGACCAATACAATCATTATTAGAAGAACTCATAATTTTTTATTTTCTTATTATTTTTTTTTATTTTTTTATTTTTCCTTTTTGAATATTATATATTTAAAAAGGTTGGGTCAGTGTACAATTTTTTTTGTTTATTGTTTATTGTTTATTTATTTGTCGCTGTTTGTACACTTTATTTTATTTCTAGGTGCATTGATTTTTTCAAATTAAAAAGGCTTGATTTTTTTTGATTTTGCTGTTAGCACCAATTATATTCATATAATATTATTTCTTTAAATCTTTTTTTAATTAAATTCTATCTTTGTAAAATCCATTTTTCTCTTTTTCTTGTTGTTCAAACATCATTTTGTCAATCGTTGCTCTAGTTTCTTGATCTAAATCAGATATATTGGCGTTTGGTGGTCTCACTAATGATAAATCTATTTCGGGATCTCCCTTTAAAACACTTGGCCACCATTCATCAAATTTCTTTTTATCTAATTCAACAATAAGTTCTCTTTTTTTATTTTCGGTATCAATTAACCACATTGAATTTTCTGTTTTTATAAGACTAAATAATTCACCTTCTAAAAAAGTATGTCCATTTATAGTAATACTAATTTTATTTGGATTAAAAATAATATTTATATCTTTTCTTTTTGTACTTTCCGAAATAGGTATATTAAGGCTAAGACCTTTAGCCTCTTGTGTCCAAACATAATTTTCAAAATCATAACCATTATTTTTATTTGGCTTTAATCCTTTTTTTTCTTCAACAGGTTCTTGAACGGGTTCTTGAACAACAGGTTCCTGAACAATTTCCTTTTTTTCTTCTTCTTCAACTGTTTCGATTTTCATTTTTTAATACTATTTTTTCTTTTTTAAATTTAATTTTAAAGAAATAATTTAAAATAACTAAATGAATCTAAATAATTATTCAACTCACTTACCAATTTTAGAATACGTATTAAATAATGTTGACAACATAAATACAATTTTTGAATATGGAATGGGATTTTATAGTACTCCATTATTATCTGAAAAAGTCAATAAAGTATTATTTGCCGTTGAAATGCAAGACGAAAATTGGTACAAACAAATTAAAAATTCAGATAAATTAAAAAATAATGTAGAACTTTATTGTATGTTGGGAAAAGATGATGCTATAGAATTTTTTAAAAATTTACAAGTTAAATTTGATTTAATTTTTGTTGATGGACACGGTGAAAGTAGATGGAAATGTATAAATGAGGCATTTGGTAAATGCGATATTATTATTGCACATGACACGGAAACATCATCATATAATTGGCATTTAGTAAATTTACCAGATGGTTATATTTGGTTAGATATTAAAACTTATAATCCTTGGACTTCAGTAATAACAAATAATAAAGATTTAATCTCAAAATTATCAAAAGAATTCAATGCGACGATTAGAGAACATTTGTAATTAAAAATAATTAAACTAAAATATTTATATAAAAAAATTCTATTTATTTTCAAAAGGTTTGATGATCAAATTTTGAAATTGTCCTATAAAAATACTTAATATCATGTATAATGAAACTATTTTTAAAGTTCCATAATTTTTTGAAATTCCAAATAAAGTTAAAATTAAAGTTATACCAATCATGAAAATTTCCAAAGAATTATCCCACCATTGACATACTTTAGATTTACACGATTTTGTATATAAATGATATATTGAACCAAACAGTAATAATAATGATATTGTATTTTGCAAAAGTAGATTATTGATTTTTTCTGACAAATACAATAAAAATAATGCAATCAGAAAACGAACTGGTAAACAAACATACTGGAACATAATTTTTCTATCTTCTGATAATCTAATAGAATTTTTATCAAGTATACCTAATTTAAAAAGAATATTATCAAAGTCATTATTTATATTTGTTTTACACAAAGTATTTTTCATTTTTTATTATACTATAGAAAAAATAATATAAGTTTAAAAAACTCGATAATATAAATTAAAAATATAATGAAAAATATTTCAGCTTTTTGGATTCCTTCTCCTGATAATAAATATACCAATTTCGGAGATATTTTAACCCCTTATATACTAAATAAATTTGATATAAATTGCACTCATAAAGATAAAGATGATAATCCAAACATTTGTGGTATCGGTTCTCTTTTACATATGATGCCTAAAAATTACAAAGGTTATATCTGGACTACAGGGTTTATGTATCCAACTCATACTTTAAATTTAACAAATAAGCCATTAGCAGTTCGTGGTAATTTAACTAAGGCTCAATTTAAAAATGATATGTCTGATGTTGCGATTGGTGATGGTGGTTTAATTTTAGATACTATTTATAAACCAAAAAAACCTTTACATCGTTATAAATTAGGAATATTTCCAAACTATGTTGATATTGTAAATATGAGAGATGATCCGATAGAAAATTTTAATATTTTAAAAAATAATCCAGAAGATGTTCTATTAATTGATCCGAGAAATTATATTGAAACAGTAATTCAACAAGTCTGTTCATGTGATAATATTATAACATCTTCTCTACATGGTGCTGTTACTGCTGATTCATACGGTATAAATTATGGAATTTTTGAATCTAGAGAAACTCAAATTGCAATTCATAGATTACAAGGTGGATTTAAATTTAGAGATTATTATTCAGCATTTGAAATGAATTTTCCAACCTCACCTATACTATTTTTAGAAAAAAAATCTACTATTGAAAATGCACTTTCAATATGTAGACCTGTAAATAAACCAACTCTCGATAATTTAAAATTTAATTTAGTAAAATCAATTGAAAAAATAAAAGAAATTATTATTTGAAAAATTGATTTATATGTATTTTTTTTATATCTAAATTCAGATATAAAAAGATGAACATTTTCGACAATATTAACGAACATAGATATCTACACAAGAATAATAAAAATATTCCTTATGAATATAGACAATGTAGTTTACATATAGCTTTAGAAAGAGCTGATATAAACAAAGATTGGAAAGTATTTAATGAATTATATAAAATTTCACCTGAATATTTGAAAAATCATTTATTCATGACATCGATATTTGATTATAATTACACAAAGCTCTCAGCTGAAGAACAAGAAAAAGTATTTAGATTATAAAATAAATACAATATATTTTATTTTTTTTATACTTAATAATTAGTATAAAAAAAGTTAGTTTTATATAAACAGTTTCCAAGATTCTGAACGACAAAATACACAAGTTTTACTATTATATTTTAACCATTTTTGAACACATTCTGTATGAATTGCATTGTTGCATTCAGGACATTTTGATAAAACACAATCATCTACTAATTTTTCATAACAAATAGGACATTCATCTCCTAAATTTCTTTCATTGTTATTCAATTGAAACAGATTTTTATCTTTTTCAAACATCTTTTCTAAAATATTTTTTAAAGTAAGTATATCATCGACTGAAAGTGTGAATTTTGTAAAAAAGTTTTCATCCGAACTTTGAATTATTTTCAAAAAAATAAAACATATATGTTTACAATATATTTTTTTAGAATAATTGATACTGCAATCCATACAGCTACATATTAAGTTGTTAGTAGTTCTTATTTTTATTTTATATGTATTATTAGTAGAACCTGAAATTAGAATTTCATTATCTTCTTTTCTATATCCTAATAAATAATATTTCTCTTTATAAAGCTTTCGAATTCTTTTTTTTTGCTCTGGGAGTATATTTGGATTTAGTAAAATAGTATCAATACTCATATTTAAATTTAAGCTGATAAAAAAATTATTTTATTTCATTTTTTTTTTATTTTTGTTGTTACGACTTTTTCTTTTACTTTTTCTTTTTCTTTTTTTACCGGAATCAACTTTTATTTTTTTGTATTTACCTATCATTTCTCCGATATCAATTGTTATTTCTTTTGGAAAATTTACACACCGAATGATTTCTTGATCGCTTGTTTCTAAAATCTCACTATATTTTTCTTTCTGATGATTTATCGAGATTGTATTTTGATAAAGTTTTAGAATATTTATTAGAAAATATTTAATAAAATATGAATGACTATGACCAAAATATCCTACTGAAAATACAGGCTTATTATCAAAACTTTCTTTAATCAATCTCAAAACGTAAAAAGAATCCATAAAAATATTAGCGGTTGACATTAATATTCTTTTCCAATGTATTTTCAATTTATAATTCAAGAATTGTTGTAAATATTTTTCGCAAACTTCTTTTAACTGTTTTTTCAACATTTTTAATTCATTTTCGTAAAAAATTCTATATTCCCTAAGTTGTCCTGAGAATATGTCATCTACCTCTTTTGCAAGTTCTTCTTTTATAATAACATCATCACTTAAAATATTTTGAAGTTTTGAGATATAATTTTTTTGAAGTTTTAATATATTTAGAATGTTATTGAAAATTTTAATAAAACTTTTCATATAAAATAAATTTTTTGAAATATTCTCATTGGATACACTATCATAAATAAATTTAATGTATTCATTCATATTTCTTATCCAGTAACTAAATTCATTATAAGGCGACGGTAATAATTTAGAGATTTTTTCAAAATCTTCTACTAAATGTGAAGAATGATGAAATTTTTTAGTATTAAAAAAAAATGGGTCTAAACTTTTATTGTCAAGTATATCATGTAATAGTTCTAGATAGAAATCATACTTAATATTATTTGTTAAACAATAATCTAATATTTGTTTAAATTTAGGTATAGTTTCATCCGCATTTGTAAAAACCAAAATTTTCTTTATATGTAAAATAAAATACAAAATAAAATATTCAGTGGTTGAATAAGATTTTCTAATATCTATAGAATGAAAATTTACACGTTTAGCTGGACAAAAGATTGAATAAATATTTGATTTTTTTCATGTAAACATGGTAAAACTTTGACAGTTAGATCTTTTATAAAAGATATAGAATGTTTATGTTTCATTTCAACATATTTTTTATAGGATAAAACTTCTGTTTTTTTTATTTCATCATTATCGAAATATTCTTCAATATAAAAATCGATTTTCCCAAAAGTACTAAGATCATCTATCATGTACAAAAAATCTTCATCGAAAATTCTAGAACAATCTTCATTTTCATCTTCACAATCATCACATGTATTTTTTTTTGAAAAATGAATATCTCCGAAAAGCATAACAATCGGTAGATTTATATTTTTTTTCTTATATTTTTTAAACATATCTATATTCGGTCTAAGTAAAGTAAAAGATGTAGGTCCTGAAAATTTATGGATTTCTCTTTCATTAAAAATTATTGGCATGTTTTATATATCTTTGTTAGTTCGAAATAATTTATTTTTCTTTTTTTTTTGTAATCCGTATTTAGTTTACAAAAATAAATATTGTCTTACTTATCGATAATTTGAAGTTTCCATTCAAGATTGGCTGGATCTTTTTTTGCTCCAGACAAAAATTTTCGACACATCGATAAATTTACTTTCATATTTTTAGCAGCATCTTTTATACAATTGAAAGTCTTGTATAAAACTCCATCTTTATATATTTCAACTGGTTTCATATATTTTTTGAAAGGTGCCACTGGTTCAATTTTTGGATTTATCACATTATTGTCAACATATCTCCAAACAAATCCAAATGACACAAAGTTATTTTTTATCGCACTATATAAACTTCTTTTATTTTTTTGACCTAAACATCTACATGCTTCTGCAACTGATTCATACGTCTGAATTAATTCGCCATCTATATTATATTGTGCAACCATTCGACAACTTTCATATTTTACAGCTGCTATTTTCTCTTCATCCGATTCATTGTCAATTTCATCATCCAATTCATCATCATTCGAATCTATAATTAGAATTCTTGTTCCGCTTTCCATTATAATTTCTTTTTTACTTTCTTCCGCATCACTTTCATTCACTTTACTTTCTTCTTGTGATACTGTTATTTCATCTTTTTTCTTTTCTTCAACAAATATCCACATATAATTACCTGCTCTTTTTGTTAATCCTCTACAATTTCTTGCAATTTGGCTAGGACTTAAATTATTTTTTTCAGCTGCTTCTTTTACACTTGAATATCTTTTGACAAAAGTTCCATCCAAATTATATTGTTTAACCGGCTTTTCTTTACCAGTTAATCCAAAACAATCTTTACAAGTCATTCTATACCCACTGCCATTTTTGGCAAAATTTTTATACATGCCTTTTTCCTCATAGCACATATTACACCTTCTAGTTATCAAATCTATACTTTCATTTTTTACCACGTATTCTTGTTCAATTCTTTCTTTTTCAAGCTTTATTTTTTCATCTTTATATTGATTAATTCTATTGTATATTCTACCTATTATTTTTGATATATCAAAATCATGTTCATCTGGATTATATCTCATCCAATGTGTATCATCTATATCGAATTCTTTATTTACATAATCCATTCTTTCTCTTTCCTTATATGGCTTTCTATCTGCATGGCCATTCTCATCGCATTCTACCACAATTTTATATTCAGGAAAATACATATCTAGATAATAACTCCCTATTTTAAATTGATCCTCTATTTTCTCTGTTTTAAAAGCATTTGCGATAGCTGATAATGTCTGTTGCTCTTTAGTCAAACATTTTCGATTTGTTGTATCGATTCCAAATTCTTTTAGCATGTGAAGAACATCAGGTGTCAAACGTTTTCTTGTTTTTATTAAAAGCTCAACCACACCATCTCCGGTTATTAAAATAGTTTTTGGGTCTATAAGAGGTTTTTTTACACCAGGATAATCTTTGAATTCAAGTTTATGCTGTTTAGAAACATTAGTTAGAGCTTGAGTGACGTTAGTATAACCAATTAAACTTGTAATTTGATACCCAACAAAATATTCGAAAAACATACCATTACTAACGTACGTATATGTTGTTAGTTTACCTTCTTCATTTTCATCGTCATCTTCATCATCATCATCTTTATCATTTTTAATAATTTTATAAACATCAATATTTGCTTTAGTAAAAACATCAATTGCATTTTGTGATATTTTTTTATTTTTTTTAAGTAGTTCATAAA